TGCGAGGTTTCTGGGACGGTCTGCGCCCGCCGCCGGTGCTCACTGTGAGCGAATGGTCCGACACGAACCGCACGCTGCCGAGATCGAGCTCGAGCGAGCCTGGGCAATGGAGAACATCGCGCACCCCATACCTGCGGGAGATTATGGATTGCATGTCTCCATCGTCGCCATACGAGCAGGTAGTGGTGATGAAAGGATCCCAGCTTGGATACACCGAGGCGCTGATGAACGTCCAGCTGTTTCACATCAGCCACGCTCCGTGCCCGTCGTTGTTGGTTCAGCCTACGATCGACATGGCGAAGAAATTCGTGCGCCAGCGTCTGGCGACATCTATCCGAGAGTGCGAGTGCCTGCGCGGCAAGATCAAGGACAGCAAATCACGCGACGGCGGAAACTCGATGCTGCAGAAGGATTTTCCTGGTGGCACCCTGATTATCGCAGGCGCGAATTCGGCCTCGGGACTACGGTCGATGCCGGTCCAGTTGCTGCTCATGGATGAGGTTGACGCATATCCAGAGGATGTCGACGGTGAGGGTGATCCATGCGACCTGGCTCAGCGTCGCACGACGAATTTCGCGCGCCGGAAGATCCTGAAGGGCAGCACGCCGACCACTGCCGATGTGTCACGGATCGCGCGAGAGTTCGAGACATCGGATCAACGGTATTATTACGTGCCGTGCCCGGCCTGCGGAGAAATGCAGATAATCCGATGGGAGAATATCAAGTTCGCGGACCGGGATCCCGGTACCGTGTACCTTCGGTGCGTGAAGTGCGATCACCACATCAACGAGCGATATAAAACCCAGATGCTGGAGCGCGGGGAATGGAGGGCTCATAAGCCAGGATCCCCGATTGCAGGATTTCACATCTCGGCGCTGTATTCGCCTCTCGGATGGTATTCGTGGTCCGAGGCTGTAGACGATCACCTGAAAGCCATGGGGAACCCATTGAAGCGGAAGGTTTTCGTGAACACTGTGCTCGCCGAGGTGTGGGAGGAAACCGCATCGACCATCGACGTGCACCAGCTGGCGAAGAAAAAAGAGCCGTATCCGGCAGAGGTCCCGGCCGGCGCCCTGGTTCTGACATGCGGCGTCGACACCCAGGACGACCGACTCGAGTGTCACGTCGTTGGCTGGGGGTTGCGCGGGGAGTCGTGGGTTATCGATTACACGGTGATCTATGGAGACCCTCACCAGCGTCTGGGGGTGCCGGGGAGTGTATGGGCGAAGCTCGACCAATACCGCGCGCGCCGGTGGAAACACGAGAACGGATCCACGATGATGTGTGCCGGCACCGGTGTGGACTCTCGAGGCCACTGCACCGATGAGGTGTATGACTATTGCGCGCGCCGTGAATCCCAGCACGTCTGGGTCATGGTGGGTAGGCATGGCCCCGGCCGGCAGCTGATCATGAAGGCGACAAAATCAGCACGGGCGAAAACGTACCTTTTCAACATCGGAACAGATCAAGCCAAGGGAGTGATATACTCCCGGCTGAAATCGACCGAGAAGATGGGGCCGGGGGTGATTCATTTCCCCAAGCGGTTGCCGATCGGTGCCGACGGCGAGGGCCGAGAATTGACAGACGCATATTTCCAGGGATTGACCGCGGAGCGTCGGGTCACGGAACGCCATGGCGGACTGCCAGTGTTCCGGTGGGTGTTGCCGGCAGGCAAGCGGAACGAACCGCTGGACACCATGGTGTATGCAATGGCTGCCCTGCAGATCCTGAATCCGAATCTCGAACTGCTGGCCTCTGAAAATCGCATCATGAATACCGAACGACAGCGGCCACCGCAACCAGGGCGCCGGGTGTTGAATCCCGGAGTCAGAGTCTGAGTGGAGTCGATATATTTCACGGAGTGGATGAAATCAACACATAACCGGAGGTGATCATGGGTGCTATTTCGTTGACAGATGCACAGTCTCAGCTGGCGGCATGGATGGCGGCGAACATCGCCGTGTCGAAAAATCAATCGTATTCCATCGGAGATCAGACACTCACGCGCGCGGATGCATCGAAGATCCTCGATCAGGTAAAATACTGGCGCACCGAGGTCGATCGACTGTCTGCGGGAACCCGTGGTCCGCGTGTTTTTCGCGCCTTGCCCAGAGATTTGTGAGCAGAAAACACACGAAAAATACCAATGAGTACCACGCTGTACACGGTGGTACTCTATTGTACTATGTGGCGTATTTTGTCTCGATGAATTTCATAGATATAAAGTTACATTTGAGGCATGGGCACCACCATGCCACAGATCCGGCTTACCCCGCTTGACCGCCTGATCGGATTCGTGTCTCCGCGTCATGGTGTGCGTCGTGTCAGAGACCGCGCGATGTGGGGCTCTCTGAGCAACACCGGGTACGTTGGTTTTGGTTCCGGTCGCCGCAGCATGCGCGGTGCCCAGGCTGCGATACAGTCCGCCGATCGAGACACTGCACCCAAGCTCGATATCCTGCGCGCCAGCACTCGCGATATGGACATGAACAGTCCTGTGGCCACAGCGGTTCACTCGCGCCTGCGCACATCGGTTATCGGTTATGGGTTGTCGATGCAGTGCCAGATTGACCGGAATTTTCTGGGATTGACCGACAAAGATGCCGAGGAATGGCAGCAGCATACCCAGCGCGAATTCAGGATGTGGGCGGACTCGCGCGAATGTGATGCGACGCGCACCCAGAATTTTTATGAACTCCAGGGATTGGCGCTTATCTCCGAGATCATGAGCGGTGATGTTTTCGCTGCTCTGCCGTATATCCAGCGCAAGGGGGTTCCGTATGACCTGCGCGTCCAACTCATCGAGGCGGATCTGGTATGCAACCCCGGGCGCACATACGACACCGACACACTTGCCGGTGGCATCGAGGTTGATGTCAACGGGGCTCCGGTTCGGTATCATGTGATGTCTTCGCATCCCGGATCGTTCCTTCCCGTCTGGAAGTGGAACCAGATCTCGGCATACGGGGAAAAGTCCGGGCGTCGCAACATGCTGCACCTGTACGACCGACGGCGCCCGGGCCAGCGCCGCGGTGTTCCGCTGCTGGCTCCAGTCATCGAGACGCTGAAGCAGATCACCAGGCTCACCGAGGCTGAGCTCATGGCCGCGGTCGTGACGTCGTTCTTCACTGCGTTCATCAAAACCGAAAGCGGGTCAGACCCTCTCGATACTGGATTCGCCAACGACGGCACATCCGAACCGTCACTCGTCGATGGTTCACAGCGTGCCGGAGATGATCGGATGTATGAGATGGGGTCGGGGACCATAATGTCCCTGGATAAAAACGAGTCTGTTGAGCTTGCCGATCCGAAGCGCCCGAATTCCGCATTTGAACCGTTTTTCAACGCGATGGTGAAACTCATCGGAGCAGCAACGGAAATCCCGTACGAACTCATCCTCCTGAATTTCACGGCATCATACAGCGCCAGCCGCGGGGCGCTCCTCGAAGCCTGGAAGATGTTCAAGATGCGCCGAGCCCGTATGGTTTGGCAGTTCTGCCAGCCCGTTTATGAGGCGTGGCTCGTCGAGGCAGTGTCCCGCGGCAGGGTGAAGGCTCCCGGATTTTTTGAGGATCCCGCAGTGCGGACGGCTTGGAGCGGGGCCTCATGGAACGGTCCCGGACAGGGGCAACTCAGCCCGGTGCAGGAAACAGAAGCAGCACTGAAACGCATCGCCGGAAACCTGAGCACGCACAACAAAGAAACGGCAGCACTCGACGGAGACGACTGGGAAACCATGGTCGCCACCCGCGGCCAGGAGCAGCGAACGCTCAGGGGCTTGGGATTGGTTCAGGATCTGCCGGCGCCCGGGCCGGTGGCTCCCGGTGAGTCAGGCAATGGGGCTGGGGATCGGCCGAGTGATGGCGAAGACACCACGCCAACGGATCCCGAAGAGATAGATCTTGAAGACATGACGAACCCCGAGGATACGAACCCGAACAGGCCGCCTGTCGAGGATGAAACCGACGAAGGCCAGGGGGAATAGCATGGCGAAGCTCGCACTCGACTGGATCTTCGATCACCGGTGGGCGATAACGCCGTCGGCTCTTGAGAATATCATCAGCATCGCGTCACGTGAGACCATGATCGACTCGGTCGTTGACGCCGCGCTGAAATCTGCGGTGGCCGAGGAGCGCGCGATCGCAGCCCGTGACGCCGAACCGCTGCCGGGCGCCCGCCGGGCTGAGGTGCGGGATGGTGTCGCGATCATACCGATCACCGGCCCGATTTTCCCGCGCGCCACTATGTTCTCGATGATAAGCGGGGCAACATCGATCTCCACACTATCCAAGGACCTGCAGATAGCTCTCGATGACCCGCAGGTTCATTCGATCGTGTTCAACATCGACAGCCCCGGTGGAGAAGTTACCGGTGTTTCAGAGTTCTCGAACATGATTTTCGCGGCCCGCGGGCAGAAGCCTATGATCTCATACGTGTACGGCATGGCGGCATCAGCCGCGTACTGGATCGGGTCGGCTGCTGACCTCATGATCCTCGCCGACACCGCAGAGGCCGGGTCGATCGGTGTCGTCAGCGCCTGGACCGACACGCGCGAGCGGGACGCGAAATCAGGAGTGAAAACACACGAGATTGTTTCATCTGTCTCCCCGAATAAGCGCCCGGACCCTGCCACCGATGTTGGCCGTGGCCAGATACAGGCACTCGTAGACGAGCTTGCCGGCATCTTCGTCGGGGCCGTGGCGCGGAATCGGGGGGTAACCGCGGATGACGTTGTCCAGAAGTTCGGCCGTGGCGGGCTTCTGGTAGGGTCATCGGCCGTTAAAGCCGGAATGGCCGACTCGGTTGGAAGTTTCGAATCAGAAGTCATGGGACTGATCGATAATAACTCACCATCATTTCCGCTATATGCGGGGAAGGAGACAGGTATGAATGTTGAACTGCTTCAGAAGCAGCACCCCGACGTTTATGCGGCGGTGATTGCGAAGGGCAAGGAACAGGCCATTGAAGAGAACAAGGCCGCCGTCACGGCCGCGCGCGCCGAAGGCAAGGCCGAGGGTGTGACCGCAGAGCGTGCCCGAATTCAGGGTATCGCGTCGGTGAAATCCCCCGGGTATGAAAAGCTCATCAGTGAGCAGATGTTCAGCCCCGAGGCGACGATGGAATCTGTCGCCGTCGCGATTCTTGCGGCACAGAACGCGAAGGTAGAAGAGGCCGCGAAGGCCCACGCCGAAGACGGCAAAGAAGTGGCCGCACAGGTCGGCGGCATGGGTGGCGCGCCCGAAAACATGGCAGACGCCGCGATGAACGCGAAGATCTCGTCGGCAGTCGAGAAAATCAAGGGCGTGCGCAAGTGACGGCGAACGCCACAACCGAAACCATGACGATCAACTGAAACAATAAACCATAACCTGGAGGTTCACATGTCTCTTCTCGACACTTTCATCCCCGACCGGCTCCCGGTTGGCGGCGTCGTCAGAACCGACGAAACGATTCTCAAGAGCGGACAGAATCTGAAGCGCGGCGCTGTGCTCGGTAAGGTCCGTTTCACCTGTCCCACGACCGGGACGCTGGCCGGCACCGGAAACGGTACCTGCACGCTCGTCAAGGGCAAGAGGAACCTGAAGGTCGGAACCTACACCATCAGCGTTTCGTCGCTGCTGGCCACCGGCGCAGTGTTCAGCGTGTCGGATCCCGACAGCCTCGCGATCGGATCTCTGATCGTGGGCCTCGGAAACGCAGATTACGCTGATTTCGCCAACGACCAGATCAGTTTCAGGATCACAAACCAGTCGGCCGATTTCGATGCCACGTCGGTGTTCACCATCGCGGTTGCCGGATACATCCCCGCGACGGCGGCCGTCACCGGTACCGGAAACGGAACGATGCCCCAGGTTGAACCCCGCCGGCAGACGGAGCGTGGCGCATATCTGGCGACCTGCAGCGCTGCTGCGACCAACGGCTACACGTTCGCAGTGACGGATCCGAGCGGAAACTCCCTCGGAAGCATCAACGCGTCGTATCGCCACAATGGCTCGGGAGCGGCGACCGGAACCGGTGCGCTCACCGAGATCAAGGCCGGCCCGCTGTTCAAGAAAGGGTCGTACTTGATCAAGTGCACCACCGCGGCGACCAACGGTGGCACGTTCAGCGTCACCGATCCCGATGGCACAGTCATCGGATCGTTCTCCCTGCCGGGCACCAGCACCGGTGTGGCGACGTTCTGGCACGAACAGATCAGTTTCAAGCTGGCCGACGCGACCGACTTCGTCGAGAACGACGAGATCGTCCTGAATTTCTTCGAGAGCGACGGCATCGCGTTCGTGATCTGGCAGGGAGCGACGCCGTTCATCGTCGGCGACTTTTTCACGATGACCTGCGCGATTGCCGACGAGGAGAGCGTGATCGTGAATGCCGACAACACCGACGGGAGCGCGTTCCCCTGGGCGGTCCTCGCCGAGGATACGGACGCGAGCAGCGCAGCAAAGAAGGCCCCGGTCTACATCTCAGGACAGTTCAACGAACGCGCCCTGTATTTCGGTGGAAACGACACTATCGAAACACACCGCGATCGCCTGCGCGAGATCGGGATTTTCACCTCGTCGTCGGTGGCGGCCGGTAACTGATCTGATGATTGCGGGGAGGCGCCGCCGCGCCTCCCCGGTTTTTCAAGGTAACACCACGAAATAACATCAACTCAAACGAAAGCAGGTCAATCATGGCAACTCTTGACATCTACACGACCAGAACCATGCTCCCGATGCTGGAGCAGCTGTTCGCCGTGCGTACTTTTTTTCTCAACCGGTTTTTCAAGGTGGCCCCGGCCGTTTCAACTGCAACGATCGAGATCGACATCATGAAGGGTAAGCGCCGTATGGCGCCGATCGTGAACCCTCGCGTGCAGGGAAAAATCGTCGAGCGTCTCGGGTACAAAACATTCACCTACGCCCCGCCGTATGTGAAGCCGAAACGCGTCATCACCGCCCAGGATTCAATTCGCAGGGCTCCAGGCGAGGTGCTCTATGGTTCGAACGTCGACCCGCAGCAGCGCGCACTCGATCTCCTGGCACGTGACCTCAATGAGCTCGACGGTCTGATCTCCCGCCGTGAGGAGTGGATGGCCGCTCAGGCCCTGACAACCGGCAAGCTCCTCGTCAACGGCGACGGGGTCCGCGATACCATTGACTTCCAGATGCCCACGACCCATCTGCCGGCTCTGACCTCGACGCGGAAATGGTCTGCATCTGCCTCGGCGACCCCGATCAACGACCTTGTCGACTGGTGCAATCTCGTCGCGCAGGACTCCGGTGTCGTCCCGAACACATGCGTGATGGGTCTGAGCGCATACAAGGCGTTCCGCGACGTGTTTCTGGCTGCGAAGGCCCCGAACCCGCTGTCGCCGATCAATATCACCCTGGGCAAGATCGACCCCCGCGTCATGCCGGACGGAACCACCTACGTGGGCAGTATCAACGAGTCGGGGGTGGCCCTTGATGTGTTCACCTATCAGGACTGGTATGTCGACGACATCGATGGCTCCGAATACGCCATGATGCCGGTAAACAAGGTCCTGATCGGTAGCACGAACGCCCGCGCCGAGCTCCATCATGCTGTCATCCAGGATATGGATGCCATCGAGGGTGGTCTGGCGGCCGTTCCGCGTTTCCCGAAGTCGTGGACAGAGAGAGACCCCGGCCAGCGCCTGCTCATGGTGCAGTCCGCCCCGCTGGCGGTCCCGCATCAGATCGACGCGTTCCTCTGCGCCACGGTGCTCTAGCCCTGTAAGGTTTGGGCGGCGCAAGCCGCCCTTCTCTCTACTCACTGAGCCACCGGGGGCACCGCGTGTCGTTCACTGCAGCAGATATTAAAAGGGATTTCGACGACATCGTCGCGGATCCGTTCGTTGGCGAGCAGATCGTCTACGAATACCGCGGCAAATCGGTTACGTGCATGGCTGTCGTCGAGCGCAATCCCGACAGGGAGCGGCCCACAGGTTCGGCACGCACCGCCCCGATGGTGAGCAGGATCAGAGACGCAAGGGTCCGGGTGTCGCGGACCGACATCCCGACACCCTCTGAGCGCGAAGGGAAAATCTGGATGCCGGTACAGATTGGCGGCGAGTCTGTCCGCTGGTCGATAACTGAGAATGTTCCGATCAACCACCCGGGGATGTGGTTGCTCGAACTGGCGAGGGGTTGACCGTGGCTGATGACTGCAAAATCGCACTGATCACGAGCAATTTGGTGGAGTCGCTCGATGAGAAAACCATCGAGGTTGACGGCCAGCCTCGGACTACGAAGTGTGAACTGCAGCGTCTGGTCTTCGATCCCGGCGACAGCGACACGTACATCGAACTCATCGGACCCATACCTGAGATCATCGACGATGGCAACAACGAAATCCACCAGGTGTCGCTGCATTTCGGGGCAGAGTTGCACCTCAACGGAATCAGCGACGATCCTGCTGCCGGAGACGCTCCGATCGTCGCGCGGACGCTCAATATCGGTGCCCAGATGATAAAGATGATCATGACCGAGCCCACGATACCACTCGCGAGCACCCGCGGCGGACATGCGATACTGACGCGGGTAGAGGGGTTGCCACAGTACCGTTTCGACGACAATCAGAAATCGCCGAAATTCTCTGTTTTTATCGCGATCAGGGTCGACGCGATGATGAATGTGAATGACCTCTGGAAATAACGAATCCGGCCGAATGGCCAACACATGACAGGAGCATAGTATGTCAGATTTTCAGTCGGTAAAGCTGGACATGCTGTTGGCCAAGCTGCAGTCGGCCATCGGCACACCTGAAACAGGATTGCTTGCCGCGGATTACCTGGACTGCCAGAATCCGCAGATCTCCTACGGCCACGAGATGACCAAGCTCGAAACGGTCGGGGGAGGGTTTAACCAGCCGAAATCAGTCGTCGGAGCCGTGAAGAGCGGGGTGCAGTTCGACGTGGCGGTTCGCACCGGCGGGTCGGCAGCGGTGGGGTATCTGTCCCGCCTGCTCAAGACATGCGCGATGAAGGAAACCGTGGTTTCGACCACGTCGACGTTTGCCCTCACCTCTCTGGCCAGCGAGTGGAACTCCCTCACGTTCTGGGGGTACACTGGCAACATGGGGGCCTCGAAATCCCGCCTGCGGAAAATTGCGAACGCAATGGGATCGATGGATCTCAGTCTCGACTTCGAAAAGGGCTTCGCTCTCGCCAAATTCGCCTACGAGGGCACACAGCAGGGCCCGGCAACCGCCGCCTCCCAGCCGACGGTCACCAGGTCAACGATCGATCCCCCTGCCCTGAAGGGCGTCGTGAGCACGATTATGGGAGATAGCGACTACATCCCGATCTCTGCGAACATCTCCCTGGGCGTGAAGGCGCCGAACATCGTGAAGCCCAGCGACGCGTATGGTCGCGGCCAGCCGGTCGTCGCCGAGGTGCAGCACTCGATCAAGGTGAAGGTTTACCAGGACATTCCCAGCGTGGTCGACCCCGAGACGATGTTGTCCGCCGGAACCACCGGCTCACTGTCGCTGGCGTGGGGATCGGTGCCCAACGGGATCACCATCAGCGCAGCGACCTGCCAGATCGATGACCTGCAGGAAAGCGACTGGAACGGGATCAAAACCTGGGATCTGACTCTGCACGCGATCGACAACTGCCTGCAGATCGTGCTCGCGTATTAATAACCGTGGCCCGTCGGGGCCAATAACACTCACACATGGGGGCACCATGATACCTGTTATCGGAGGGCAGACGCTGGAGGTGAAAAACCAGCCGAAAGGGATATCAGTCACTCTGAAATACCTCATCGATCATGATCGGCAACTGAAATATCACCGTATTCAAAACGAAGAGACATTGACAATTCTGCGGCTGCGCGAGATCGCCATTGATAAAATCCCCACGCTTCCGGCTGATAAGATCACCGGGGATGAAGAAAAGGACAGGCAGGTTCTTGATGAATTGCGCATGGTTGAATACCTGCGCTTGCGCGCCGAACGGGCTCGGATTAATCACGAGCTTGAGCTCGATAGAATCAACGACCTCATCGATATTTTTGTCGTCGGCTGGTCAGGTCAGAATCTCCCTCCTTTCCCAGGGGATGGTGTCAACCCCAGTTCAGTACTCATGTACATGCCGAAAATGATAATTTCGCGCATCGTGTCAGACAGCATGCCAACGCTAGTCGGCATGAGTGAGGACGAGTCAAAAAACTCATCGCCGCCGCGGTCTGCGACCTCGACGAGCCGCCGGCGGACCGCTACCACTGCGCACGGTGCAGGGCCGAAGGTCGAGAAGGAAAACGGGGTTGCGTAACTCCAAGGAACGAGCCTCCGGTATGGAAAATCAAATACTGTTTTCGGTGCAACGGGGAGGATCAAAAATGCCCAGTATGTGGCGGCAGCAACACCGTGCCGGTGTACCGATGCCCCCGGGCAATGGCACGAGACTCCGACGAGTCGCGCGTTCTGCCGTACTACTGGGCCTATCGGCAATCTCACGGCATGGTGTGGCCGGACGGTCGGGGTCGATTATTTCAGCCGGTGAAACTCATTGCAGCGTTTTCTCTACTCGACCGTCACATGGTTTACCACAAAGAGGCTGCGAATAATGGCGGATAAAAAGATCCGAGCCGAGATCGAGGCCGTTGACAGGGCAACCTCGGTGTTGCGAAAAGTCGCCGGCGAGGTCAACGGCGTCCAGGCGAGTTTTGAGCATGCGGCCACTGCTGCCAAGAACATTTTCATCGGCGGTGCGATCACTGGGGCGGCATATGAGGGATTGCACAAGGTAATCGAAACCGGACTCGAATACGGTGGCATGGTAGCAGATATGAAGGACCGCACCGGGCTGGCGGCCGACGAGGTTCAACGACTCGCTTTCATCGCTAAAATGTCAGATGTTGATATCGGATTGCTGGCCAAAGCGAATAAGCAGTTGGCCGTGAGCGCATATGAAGCGGCTGGTGGAAATAAGGCCTTGGCCGATATCTTTGCTCGCAATAAAATCGATATCAAAGACTCAAATAAAATACTTGAAAATTCCATTTTTGCCCTGTCCAGAATAGAAAATCCCACCCAGCGCGCAGCTGAGGCTCAAAAGGTTTTCGGCAAGGCATCAAACGAAATGATTGCCATTATCGGAAAGGGAGAACCAGCACTGCGCGAACTCATGGCGGGATACGAGGAGATCGGTGGTGGATTATCAGATGCCATGATTGATAAGCTCGACGCGGCAAAAGACGCTACCGATGTGACGAATGCTGCCATGACACGTCTGGCAGCGGTCCTCACTGTCACGCTTTCCCCGGCAATACAAGAGGCTGCAGAATTCTGGTCGAATTTTGTTGCGGATATGACCAAGCCTGATAACGAAAACCGCCTTGATGAAGCAACCGAGATGGTGAGAAGCCTATCAGATAAAATCAATGTTGCAAAAATCAAGATGTATGCTGACCGGAAATCCACACACGGGTGGTTTTATGACCTGTGGTATGGCGATAAAGAAGATCGCGATAAAGATGCTGCGGAAAATATAGCCTACCTCAATCTGCAACTCGATGTATGGAAGAAAAAGCGCGATGCATTGAAGGAAGATATCGATAAGGACAAGCCAGCCGCCGGAAAACCTGTTGCCTCTATGAGTCCGGGGGGTGATCATCCGAGTGGTGGCAGTGGGAAAACGCCCGACGAACGCCTCGGCGAAATGGCGTACAAGGCTTGGAAAGAGGCTGAGGAGAAAGACGCGCAGGCTCGGTGGGACGCTCGGGAAGCAGAGAAGAAAGAGGCGGTGGATTTTGATAACTGGGAGGTTGCCCAGCAGGCCAAAGCAGACGCCCTACTCCTCGACATGAAGGAAAAGTATTACGAAAATCAAAAAAGGCTCCGCGAGAATGCCCTCGAGGACCAGAGGACCAGTGAGCGTCTTAGCGTTGACCTTGTAGCGTCCACCAATGGGGCACTGACAAATCTTGGCAGAATGGCCCTTGAATCATCCAGGGTTGATGCGCGGAAGCGCAAGGACATGCTCACGGCGATGGCGATCGCCGATGCCGGCGGAGCTGCGGTCAAGGGCATTTACACGGTCTGGAACGGCCCAGGAGAGGCGTGGTACAAGATCGGGATGACCGCGGTGACGGTTGCCGAGATCGTGGGATCAGCCTGGGCGCAGATCAACAACATTGAGGCGGCCACGTTTGCAGGTGGCGGCATCGTCGGCGGGAGCTCATACACCGGTGACCAGGTGCCGGCACGGGTGAATTCCGGGGAGATGATCCTCAACAGCAGTCAGCAGGCACAACTATTCAAGATGGCGAACGGTGGCCAGACGACGAATAACAACGGCAACACGTACCAGTTCGTGTTCAATTATGCTGACCGGTCAGCGAGTGAGACCATAATTGCGGATCTGCGCAGTGGTCGCGGCGACCAGGTTGTCCAGGAACTCGCGCGCCGCATGGTGTCGAGCGGGGCTCTGAGGGAGTAATGGTGAAACGGGGATAACATGCCGAAATTCTCAAAAGCATCTATGATGCAACTCGACACCTGCTGCGATGAGTTGCGCGAGATCGCATACTCATTAATCCACGATGTCGATTTTGGTGTAGTATGCGGATACCGCAATAAG